CTGCTAAATTAATTGTTGGTATTATTATTGGGTCAGCAATTACATGGGGAATTATGGAGTATAAATGTACTATTAAACAACGCAGTACAAATTTAAAATGTATTCAAGGTGAATTATACGAAGAAATTAAACCTAATATCTTTGCTAAAAGTCACCTGGAATGTTTCGAGCAAACTAGACTATAGGAGAAATTATGTATACGCAAATTGATGATTTAAAACATGCTAATTTAATTAAAGAGTATTTAGAACAAAACCCCGCAGCAACCCGTGCGGATTTAACTACTGCTTTAAGATTTAATCATAGAAGATTAATACAATTAGATAAAATAGGGGCAATTGTATTACCTGAAGCAACACCTAGAGGTAAAAGAAATAAAACAAAAACTGATAGATTATAATACACTTTTTATCATTTATATGATAATATAATTATATTATAATTAATAAAGGCTTATTTTATGACAAACATTAATAATATTTTAAATGAACGTGGCAATCGTTATGGCGATTTTTCATCAAATGCAACAACAACACAATTAATAAAACAAGCAATTAATCTTGGTGATACTACCAATAAATTATCGTTTTATCAACGTGAAGCATTAGAAATGATTGCTCATAAAATAAGTCGTATTGTAAATGGCGATGCAAATTATATGGATTCATGGATTGATATTATAGGTTATGCACAATTAGTAATTGATAAATTGCAACATGATAAAGATGAAATTCAAGAATTAGTTAATACTTTTGAAGATGATATTACATTAAGTAATAATGATGAAGATAATAATGATATGCAAACTACTGCATTTTTAGAAAGACTTGAGGATTTAGATGACTAAAATATATTGGATATTTATTGTAGTAATAACTGCATTAGCTATTTTTTGGACTGAAAAAGTATTTAGCCAAACAACCACTATATTAGCCCCGGACGGTTCTGTAACAGTTTGTCAAGTTGGTTCTAATGGAATAATTATTTGTGTCTAATGGAATGAGAAACCAAATGGCCAGCCATACTGACTTTGGCTTTTTAAGAGGATTATTTGAAGATAACCCTAAAATTATGCCATCTAATTTAGATATGATATATGGCATTAATGATAAGTTTTTATTGGGGGAATGGAAACGTGATAATGAAGAAATTTCAGAAGGTCAAAAAATACTTCTTAAAGCTTTATCAAAAGAACCTAACTTTACTGTAATACTTATTAATGGATATTCAGATAATACGGGTATTTATATTTCAAAATATTATCAAATATCACAAACATCACTTATTTATCTTGGAAATTCAATAGATAGTCTTAAAGATTACATTCAAACTTGGTATAAACTAGCAAAACGTATTTAAACTCACGCAGTAAGCCATAGACAAGCTTTTATTATAAATTGATATACATCTATAGGGTATGTTAAAATAATGCCTTTAAGGCAGCTTATTTTAGGTCAAATAGCATTTTTAAATAGGCTTTTAATGGTTCTAACTCAGTTTTACGTTTTTCGCCTATTTTAAATAGCCATTCACGTCTAAAATTAATATCTTTTGTTAATAACCATTTTGCTTCACAATATAATCTATAGTTACTACTATAATTATCTACTACTTCACCATTAGGTAAAATAATATCAGTCATCTAATGCAGGCACCTCTGAATAAATAGCATCAACTGTAATTTCTATATATGTGTCATCAGATAAAGTAATAATTAAAACAGACGGGTCAGTATATGCTTCGGCCTCTACAATTTCTTTGCCTATAATATGCTCACATAATGCTGAGATGTCCATGATTTTCCTTATATGCTGGTAACTAAGTCGTGGTTTAATTTCTCTGATTTCACTGACTTGCTCCATTTTCCACAGTCCTTACATTGGTAACGTTGATATTTACGAGAACTTGTAATAAAACTACCTTGTTTAGTTAATTTTGTAGAATTACAATTGGGGCAAACCATTCCATTAGAAAATGAATTATGATTTGGATGATTACTTATCCAACCTTTAAATTTATCATATACCTTTTCTAAAAGTATTACATCGTTTTTATTATATTCTTCCATGCGTTTCCATGCTGACTTATCGTTATTCATAACTTTAAGCCATAGTTCGTGACCTTCATGTGCTGTTTTTTTACCTAAACCTAAACGTTGTGCTACATAGTCTAGTTTATTAGATACAAACCTAAATTGACTTCTTGCCACTCTTAATAAATCTATGTGTTTTGCTGGGCTTGGTGGAGGCATACCTGATTGTAAAAACTCACCATTTAACATTTTAATGTCAAACTGTAGTCCATTGTAATGAACTATAGCGTCTGCTTCATCCATAAGTTTATGAATACCTTGCAACATGTGTTTACGATTACTTTTGTATACTGAATCAAACATAATTTTTGACTCGCCATACCATTTAGCGGCATAACACAAAGTATAAGATGATTCTAATAATTGGTTAAGTGCAATATTCTGTTGCCATATACCCCATACCGTTGCAAGATTTGGAGCGCATTCAATATCTAATAAAAGTATTTTCATAGAATTCTCATTAATGAGATAATCTATTATACACCTAAAAACAATTTACGTTCATCTAATCTTCTGTTTTGTAAACCTTTTAATATCTTGCCACCAGCTCTACAATATTTGACTAACGACTCCATAGCCGCTTCTTTATCGCCACGTAACAACGCTTGACGGATGGTGCTTCGTTGAAAGCAACCAAGACCAAGATTAAAGCAGAAAGATAAGATAGCGTCAAACTCGTGTTGTCTAAGAGGCACGTTAGGTAACATCTTAGATATTCCCAGCTCGAAGCGATTGAGGTCTCGTTTAAGAATTCCATCTACTTCAGCCTGTGTAAAAGTTTTGTTCCACTCTCTAGGCAAAGACTTACCATCACCGATAAGATGACCAACACCCACAGTCCACAGACCAGCAGGGCAAGTATAAGGCTTGTACCTAACACCCTCATGATGTTTAAGAAGTTGTATGCAAACATTAGACGCCTTCACGTTTCTTTTCCCATGTGCGAGAACCAAAGTAAAAGCCAATAATAGACGCAGTAATAGCCATTTCTTCAGAACCAAATACTTCTTGAGATGCTACAACAAAGTCTACACCTGACCACATAGCCCAAAATAATGAGATAAGGTTAATAAGAACTAACTCACCTACAAAGATAAAAGCTACTACAGGTCTTACCATAGCGTTCCAGTTTTTAACTGTTTTGCTTGCACCATCTACAAGTTTCTTGTCATGGTCATACAATGCTTCACGTTCTTGTGCGTATGTTTGAACTTCTATTTGGTCAAGTTTAATTGCTTCAATTTTTTCTTGAGATACGAAACCAGCTTTTGCAAGTTCAAGTTCACGTTCTGTTTGAAGTTTAGCCATTTCTCGTTCATGTTTTTGGTCACCTTTTTGTTGAAAGAATGATAGTAAACTAGGAAGCCCACTTGTAGCAAAACCTAGTATTCCAGATAATATAGATAACATTATTTATATCCTTTAGTTTTTTCATGCTCTTCTAAAAGTCTTACACGAATATTTATTTCAGCAATTTGCAATTTAAGTTCTTCTTTAAGTCTAGCTCTTTGTTCTGCTGATATTGGACTGTCAGTTGGTACACCTTGTTCTGTAATAAGAATAGGCATTTTAGATTTGATATTAATAAGGTCAGCTTGAATAGATGACATAGATGTAAGTAACCAAGCAATAGCAGATACTATTACAGGGAAAAGCATATTTGTTATTTTTTCCATATTCATTACAACTCCTTTGGGTCAAAGCCATACATCTTGGCTACACGTTTTTGTAGTTTTAAAAATAAACCTTTATGACTAGCATACTGCTCGGTTTTAGGTGAGTCTAAATATACGCACATGTGGATAATCTCATGGCATAGAGTCATTAAGACAGGATAGAGATGAGAATGACGTGCAGTAGATATAGTAATGATATGAGGTTCACCAGCTTCTGGAGGCTCATATTGTCCGCATATAGTATCGTCATGCAATACTACGAAGTCTACTTTAGATGCAGGCGGTAATTTATACTCGTCAAATATAGGCATTTCTATCAGAGCTGAATATAGGTTTGCTATATTGTTCTCTGTAATGAATGTCATTTTGTAAATTGTGTCAACAAAAATACAATAACGAAACCTGCTGTACCCAAAAGTATTTGTTCTAGGCGTTTGAGTCTTGCGTTTATTTGCTCATAACGTAACGCACAAACTTCTTCATGCGTACTTAAACGTGCTTCTACGTCTGTCTTGACCATTACTGTTCC